ATCCATGTGTCACGACTTAACGATCCCACAATGTATCACGACTTAACGATCCTACAATGGATTACCTAACGACCGTACCGTTAGGATTTAAATGTAATTATATAAACTAGACTGCTATAGGAGAAACCCCATAGTAGAATAGTGTAGGTACACTGAGAAAGAAATGACAAGTAAAGTCAGTTCCGGCGCCAGCGTAGCGCCATATTTTACATGCAGTGGTTGGAATACCACCAGATGTTGCTGGAGTGCTGCTAATCTCCAACAAATGATATCCTTCTTGATACTCATCATTTGTAGGAATACTACTTGTAGTTCCATTACCAGTAGTGGTATTAACAGCATTAGTTGATTGAAACAATATATTAGAATATTGCGGAGCTTGGAAAGCTAAACCAGCTTGAGTTTGTTGATTGGTCAAAGCTAATCCTGCAGATGCAGAGGAAGAATTATTTAAATAAAAAGCATTCAACTGAGAATTAGTAAAACCAGCAGTGGAAGATAAAATACCATATTGATAATTATATATAGTAGTAGGAACTCTATAAACTTTCACAGAAGCAAAAGTTCCAGGCTCAGCATTAACTGACCAATTCACAGAACCCCTAGTACCAACAAAAGCAGAAGCTATATAAGTAATAGGATGCAAAGTATTCCAATTAAAAGATGTAGTAAATAGATTACCCTGGCCACGAGCAGAATCTGCACCATGGGAATCATATCCAAAAGTCTGAGGTAAACGGCCAGAAGCATATACAACAATAAAAGGAGTTGTAGGAGCTGGAGAAGCCTCATAATTCAAAATACCAACTAAAGAAGTTCGACGTAAAATTTGACGCAAATTTTGAATAGATTCACCAAAATTAGCTAAATATCTTTCAGGAACAACATTAGTTTTTGTACCAGCAATTAAGATATCAGATATTCCACTGCCATCATAACTAGGCATCATACTAGATTGAGGTGGTAAAAGTGAAAAATGGGTAGTTAGCCCAGAATATACATTAGCCAAATCTGACATTTGATTACATGGATTACCAAATTCTAAATTTTCCGCACCTCTAACAGAAACAAGAATTTTAACCGATGAAGTAGCTACAGGAGCAGTAAGAGTAGTCAAACATCTCAAAGTAATAGATCCATTATTATATGAATCATTATATTGAAACGTTGGAGTTAAACTAGTAGACCATAAAGGTGGAGAATTAGAAGCAGGACCCTGGAAAGTCGATAACCA